TCAATCAGGTCGATTGCTAGGCCAAGGTTGACCAACGCGCCTTCGCGGTTGCCCATTTTGGGTTCTGGCGTAGACATGGGCGCTGCCATAGGCGGGGTTTGATCAGTGGCAATAGCCTCTGAATCCAATGGAGCCGGTTGTTCGGGCGCACGTTGCGCTCTCATCATCTCCATTAACTTGTCTGGTGGTACGCTCATAATTACCCCAATAGATTTTGGCGATAGCAATAAATCGTTTAATAGCTTTTGTCAAGTAGGGGCGTATATTTAAGCTCCCCGCCCCCGCAGGGAAATCCCTAAGGATTACTTGCGTGCCTTGCGGCCTTTGCGTGCTTTGCGTGCCATGATGGACTCCTTTAAGCAGCGGCCACCTAGTTCATGGGGCAGGCAGCCACACCCTTTTCCCTTTCGGGGGAACTAATTAACGACGGGTCTTGCGACCACGCTTCATTTTCTTGTACATCATCATCTCCTTACTGATTTCATCCCCTTACTGTACGACCATAAGTTCTGGTTGACGGGCTGCGGTCAAAACTTTTAACGCTTTGAACCCGATATTGCAAATCAGGGCTTCTTGGCGAATCTTTCATAGGCTGAGTTGTGCCAGCACGGGGTTGATCAGCCTTGGGAGAGATATTTTGTCCAGCCATTATTCACCTACCGCTTTCAGATCAGGTTTACCCTCTGGTTTTTGCTGCTGTTGCGGTTGTTGCGCCTGTTTTTGCTCTGCGCGTTTCAACTTTTCCTTCAACAACTGCTTCATAGGCGGTTCAAGCAAATCTATCAGAGATTCCTTGTCGATAGCGCCAGCCTTAAACATATTAAACGCTAATTGACGCAAATCTTCTGTAAAGATTGGGCTATTTGAATGAGCATCGACCTTTACTACATAGTTTTTGGTAAATTGCTCAGGAATAAACTTAACATTCTCAGCATCAGTCAAACGTGAATCGTCATACGCTTGCAGCAACTTCATGTAGAGCGTTGCGACTTTTTCGAGACTATCTTCAATGATAAGCGCCCGTTTTTTTGCTCTTGAGGAGCCAAGTCGGGCAAGTTGGCTGGCGTGTCCTTGGCTTCTAACCCCAGTTTCGCCTCTTCCTGAGAGTACGCTTGTAATACCTGACGCTTCCGCGAACATCTGATCCACTTCACGTATCACCTCGAACAGATCACCAGGCATTTGTGGGGCAAGTTTCTCCACTTTAGCATTTGGCATATCCGTTGCCAACAAACCACCGGCACGGTTTAGGGCAAAGTTCTTTTCATCCAGAATGCCTGTAAACCCAACCAAAGCTGTCGGCGGCGCTACTTGTTTGGACAACAAGTCCAAAATTTCTTCCATCCGCTTGTTACGCAAACTTTGCAAGAACACTAACCGCTGTACCTCGCTCTGTCCCCAATAATAGTCATACATGGGGTTAGGGCAGAGTTGAACAAACGGCAATTCGCCTTTCAGAAATACCTGCTCACCAGGCCGGTCATAAATCACTACGTCCGGTTCGGCAATCGTGACTACTTGGTAATCCAGCGTGTCATCATTCCAAACCCACAACTCCGTCATCTCAATGGTTTCTTCAGACACTTTCGCCTTGTAGCGGTTCATACCGGACAAGTCTAGGTTGACTGTACCCACCATTGTTGGGTTCGATTGAGAAAGAATAATGCGGTCAATACCGTCAGGTATCTCAATTTGCTGCGGTTTATAGCTGGAAGTAACGCGCTTGACGATCTGATCCCGCTTTGGATGCGAGTACAAACGGGCGTACAACTCAGACTTGGTAATGTAGTACCGCTGCGCCATTGCTTCTTGGCGATCAGTGTAGGGCGTATCTTCTCGCAGAACGCCGACTGAGGCCGGTTCCACCATGTACGGATGGATACCGTTGTTGACAATCAGCTTGACGTAGGTAGTTCCGAACGCCAGCGCCCAAGTCAGGGCTGTCGAAAACACCTGGTCGCAGTTCGAGTTCAGCCACTCATCGTTAAGAAGATTGGTCAGCGCAGGAATCTTGCGGTGTTCTTGGGGGCTAACTTCAGCGCCAAGGTTGATGGTAAAGCGTGTCGTTTCTGCCGAGTAGAGAAACGAAGTCAGTTGATCTAAATGCGGGAAGATTTTGTTAAAAAGCGCCGGTGGTTCTTCCGGCGGTGCGCCAAACAGGTAATACGAACGCAAGGTTGCGTAGTCAGCTTTACGCTCTTCCAGCGACACGAAGCACTTCTGGATCAAGTCCAGATAGAACTCCTCGCGGTGCAATGGGTCACTGGGGATCCGCATTAGGATTTATTTGCAGGTTGTCATGGTCGGCTATATAACTCGCAGTCTTGGGTGCTGTCAAGTTGCCAAGGTCTTTTGGGTTCACGCCCACAGGTTCACCGTTAATAGAACGATAACCATTTCCCTTCACTAAGCTGTCCAAATTCCAGCGAGTGCCTGACGTATTGCCCCACATCACAGCGTCACCAGGGCGCTGCTCTCTAGCGGCCTCCGGCGGCGTTTTGTTTTTACGGGTCAAGTAACCGGACTGGCTTTCGCCCTCCCGTGTTGACTTAATGTCCGTCATGTCAAAGTCCATTGCCAATTGTTTAAGTGTTTTGTCATTGTGCTTGGTTGTATCTGACTTCAGGCCAACCGGCTGAAGATGCACAATCGACACCTCTTCATCGCAGCCCTTCATCGGACACTTGGCATCAAACGACTCAAAGTAGCCGTGTGTCTGACAATGATAATCACGTAATACCTTCATAATCATATCCCCTTCAATTTATCATCAAGTGAATAACCAGAATAATCAAGACGATTTTTAATGCCCAAATCTAGTTTAATTTCACCACCTTTGACCGTTAGGCCATAACCCCTGACCATCCTCATCTTGGGTTCTTTGCGCCATTCGATCCACTTCTTGCCATATCTTTCCATAACGGCAATTTCTCCATTACGCCAAGCGTCATACCCTTTGGACACCCTGCGCTGAATCAACTCGGTCATCGGGTACTTCTCATTGACAAAGACGTTGTAGAGCGTTTTGCGGTCAACACCACACAACTCAGAGAACAACTCCAGCGGTATTCCGCGCCTTTCATCGGCTACAAACGCTTTGATGATTCGCAGCAACTCTTTTTTAGGAATGATGTCGATCACGCACTCCCTCCGTAGATCCCAATTCTTTTAAGGTAATCAGATACGTTTCTGCCAACAGCTACCTGCTCTGGTGTCATGTCATCGGACTTTCTGCTCATCTCGCGTGTGATCTTCATGTTGATCAACTTAGGCTGCACCTGTTCGGCAAATGCCGCGCAAGCCAAAGCAGCCGCCATCACGCGATCATCTTTGTTTCTACCAGTTGCCTCAATACTTGCGCCATCCCGAACAATGGTCTTCATCTCTTCAATCAAGTCTGTTGAGTAAAGCGCCATCATGTTTCGTTCAAAGTAATCCTTCATGTACGACAGCATTCGCTCTTTCGTCTGTGATGTCGTAATCCAACCGATGCTGTTACTGATGCCGCCTAACGTATCGTTACGCCGCCAGATGTAGTTACTCATGCTACCTAACACGTTCATCAAGTCATGACCTGCTTGGCCTGTCAGCGTTGCCGCTTGACGCTTTAAGTTTCGCAGTTCGTTGATGACCGCTTGACCAGGACCATTGACCTCAAGGTTCAACGTCGAGTTCTTGTAAGCGCCAGCAAGGTGGGCGATCACCCAGGCAAACTGATAAGTGTTCATCTCCGGTGTCGCAAACTCTGCAACCTGCTCCATACCGTCAGCGTAGCAACGGAAGACTTGTATGCAAAAACGATCAGCCCAATCAGAACTGCCATAAGCAGGATCTGCGCCAATAACGTAATAAGCCGTATCAACGGGTTCCTCCCATATCTTCAGAGTTGCCAGGCGCTCAGTAGATTTCACCACTTCTGTGTCCAAGAAGTTTGCGCCCATGCTGTAGCGGTAGTAATCGCAACCAATCTTCTTAGCAATCTTCATCATGTCCGTGCAACGGGCGTTCGAGAAGAACGACGTACCCGTCATGATGAACGCATAGTCTTCAGTTGGCGGGAACTCCTGATACATCAGCGCATCATCCTTGATGCCCTCATGCAGCTTCCAGCGCCACCATGCCATTTGTCTGCTATTGATCTCTACGTCGTAGAGTTTCTTAATGTCGCGTGTCCATTCCTTCTCTTCAGAAGTTAGCTTGCCATCCCAATAGACTTTATAGATCTGTGAGTTGGCATCAACGGAATAGAACT